TTAAACTTGTCCAGCATTTCCTAATCCCCCCTTTAGTGTTTGGATTAAAGCCTGTACGTCCAACGCAGGTTGGGTTTCTTCTTCAGGCTTTTCTCCGATTATCAGTCGGTAATCCACGTCAAACGCCGTTAGTATCTGTCTAAGCAAATACCACTGCGCTTGACGATTTTGCGCAAACAACGGCTCCTGTGCTAAGAGATTTCTAAGCAAAATCCATTTCTGTATCTCCATTTGTCTATTACTTAAGACTGTATTGAAATTATACACAAATCTGTGAACGATGTCAAGGGGTTCTATCATTTGCAAAGGATTGGGACTGGGGTAGCAAATGTTTCCGATTTCCTCTTCGTCACCCATCAGCTGAAGAAGCAGCAGCTCATGCTGAATGACACGGCGCATCCATTCCGCGACGAAAATCATGAACCGACGGAACCGAACGCTGCCTTCTGCCATCGCAATCTCTACTTCATAGGCGGTGTTTTCGCCCCTAACCGTAGGAACTCCACTCAACAGTTCGTTGACGCCACTCACCAGCTTCGCCAATTCCCACAGGAACATTTCGTCTCGTTCGCTGGTCACCAGCTCCTGAACAGGCAGCGGGGTCACGTCGTCGGGGCTGTCAACAACGATTCTTTTTCCTGCCGTCCATTGCTCTTTGTCACGCAGCGCAGGCGAAGTGCTGACCACTCTGTAAATCGGCATGAGCCTGAAGGTGTTGGCGTCAATCTTCTGGTTATGAAAGGCAGTCAGCTCTTCTTCAATCGGGGACAGTAAAGCCCCCAAGCCACCGCTGCCGAACGGAAATAGACGCAACAGAAAGAGCGGAGCACCGTCGAACGGCAGAGCGGATTTTTCGTCGGTGAGGAAGAGGTCGGCGTCAGGTAAATAGACGACATGCCTATAACCAACCTCTTCATCGGGTAGATAGAACTCTGCCACCTTCGTCAGGGCTTCAGACTCTCCTGCGAACATGGAGAGGGGTAGCATTTCCTCAACGGCAGTGGGTAAGAAGAACGGCGTTTCGGTGGTTTCAGGCAGAGACTTGACATCCACATCGAACGCCTCTGCAACCACCTTTTTCTTCATGTAGTGAATCCAGAACACCCCACGTTTCTCTGGGCTGTCCTGCAGCGGAGAAAGGAAATACACGTTTTCAAGGGGTATCCATTCTAAAAACGGTCGTTTTCTTTTCTTTTTCTTTCCCCATCTCTCTTCAAAGATTTCCATTCCTAAGCGGACAACGCCTTCTCCAAGTAAAAGGGCGTCGCTGAGTGCCAACATGACAGGCTGTGGCTGCGCATAGGCATTCAGTATCTTTCCAATACTCTCCGCTATTTCGCCGTCCTCTAGGCTTTTGGGAACAACCCGTACAACGTCGGGTGAACCGAAAAGCGACAGAAAGAGCCTCTCCAAGATGACGTCCACTACCCAACGGGTTAAGGGAAGCTGAAGGTTGCTTCCGCCCTCTACAGCAGGGTCACGCTGAAATCGCTCCGCGTATGCCTGACGCCTCAGCTCCCTTATCTGGTCGTTTCTACCGCTGTATGCCATTATGTAGTTTTGGTAAAGGTCAACTATCTCTTTACGTTCCATCGTCATCACCACCGCTCAGATAACCCAGCGTCCTTAAGCGTCCCTCAAACTCCTTTCGTATCGGCGGACACTGCGTTGGGTTTAACTGCCTGTGCAAAAAGAAAGCTGGGTGTTTGAACCTGATATTCAGGTAGCTGAACAGCCTCAATACGGCGTCCTCAAGAAGCGGAGCACTCTGGAGCTGCTCTGCGTCTGCCAACATGACGACGCCGACGCTGTGCCTGTTGTGCCCCTTCGTATGTGCACCAATCATGTTAATCGGACGAAGTTCCCAGTACCTGCCAAGCAGGTCTACGCCGATGTGGTACCCGATGTCTTTCCAGCCCCGTTGCTTGTGGGCTGCTCTAATCGCTTCTATCTGCTTCTTCACCTCTTCGGCTGTCTTTTTTCCAGCAACCGCCGAATAGTGAAGCACAACGGCGTCTATTTTTCTCGTTATCGTTTTTCCCCTGAAAAGCTCCTCTGGTTTGAGAAACATCTGCCTCACCTCTTTATATACGGGTTGCCTTTCGCTCCTGA